ACCATTGTTCCAAAGGGTACTCCAACGGAAAAGGATCTGACGGGGCTTGCTACAAAGCTGACGGGAGCGATTCTGGCCGAGGGCGTGGCAGTAGCTGTAGCCCAGCCAATCCTTCTTTTGCCGAGCGGCCATGCGGGCTTCTTTGCGCATGCGGGCGACTCCTTTCGGGAAGTGGCGGAGGAATGGGGTCGTCGTGGCTATGTCATCTGTAAGAAGTCTTCTTGCGCAAATATTTGGCTAGGAAGCGTCGGCGAGATTCTTTTGTATGACCGGCCTACGACGGAGTGGCTCATGCGCGCGCCCCCGAAGGAGACCACATGGAAGAAGGCTCTCTTTGGAAATCCTGCGCCGCCCGAGCGCGCGCAGCCCTGGACTTTCTGGCCTCGTCGCCCGCTTCTTGTGGAAGAGCTTGTAGAAAAGGGTTTGCCGCTGAAGTCGTGGGAAGCTCGCACGAAGACTCTTGTCTTTTACGGCAAGTCTGAGAACTCTGTACAGAAGGCGCATCGCTCCGCTGCGGACTGGTCAACCGTCTGCGATGATTTCGTACATATTCAGGGTTCTGCGCCATACCCATACACTCATATAGAGTATCTGGAACTCCTGTCCAATGCGCGCTTTGGTCTCTGTCTCGCGGGGTACGGGTTCAAGTGCCACCGAGAGATTGAGTGTATGGCCATGGGCTGCGTTCCTGTTGTAGGCCCCGAGGTTGATATGGCTAACTATGCTGAGCCGCCGGTCGAGGGGCTCCACTATCTCCGCTTCACGGAGCCGGCGGCCGCTGCTGCGCTGGAAAAAATCACTCCTGACCGCTGGATGGTCATGTCGGTGGCGTGCCGCGATTGGTGGAAGCGGAACTCCTCTATCGAAGGAATGTGGAAACTGACCCAGAAACTCGTCTCACAGTGAGCCCAAACTCCATAGGCTTCTCTGGCAGCCTCGTATCGTCGTACCAGCCGATTGTAGCGGTCAACCCATAAGGAATACCAATCATAAGCATTGTAAGTACGGATTGCTTCAAGCGAACCACACGTAGAATGTCATAATCGAGAATATCGAGTTCATTGGAATAGTCTCGGCGATTCAGCGTAACATTCTTCGCAGCAAGAAGGGACTCAATCTTGTAGCTGAGAAACTCGCTAAACTGCGTCATATGTGGGGTTACCTGCTTAATAATATTGGCGCCCTCAGGAATCGTACTGAGCTCAATAGGAGAGATAAGAAGCGCCGTACTAAGCGTCGACCAATGGTCAAAGAGTGTGGTTTCGCGATGAGGCCATGCGGCGGCCCTCTGTTTTTGCTGGGCCTCAAAGCTGTTCTGATTTTGCTTCACATACGCATAATAGGGATGCTGTAAATCCGGCGACGCCCATAGCATTGCTGGATGTAGATCCTCTCGCTTTGAGAGATTCATGACATCTACACACCAACGGCGCTTCAGGAGAAGCTCATCGGGCAGGATTGGCGCAAAGATTTCCAGTAAGCCGTACAGATTTTCATATGGCATAATCATCCCATTAATACCCTCGATATGCCGCGCGATGCCTCCGCCTTGAAGAAGCCCTATATAATCGACTAGAGAAAGGGAGGGCGTGTTTCCGTAATAATCCGAATCAATCTTCGCAAAACAGCCGTCATACACTTGGTGAAAGAGGGCAAGCTGCGTTTCATTTTCAACATCGAGGATACACAGGGTTTGGTCATCGGCGAGCGCGTCAATATTCTCCTGAAGGTACTTCTGGGAGCCCGCGCATAAATAGACATCATACCCAGGTAGACGCCGAACATCGGTGAGATCGCCATGTTTCCCGTCGCCGGCCCAGAGTATGAGGCGAAGGTCCTTTGACCCGCAGGGCGGATACTGCTTCATAAAATCGTCCACGTTACGGTTGAAGAATGTAACTGGCATGGTGTTGGTAAAGGTTTAGCGACGAGCTTATTCAATTTTTTAGGAAGGGGTTGGAGAGGTAGATAGGGAAGAGGAGTTATTCTATAGGGCCCATTGGATATCCAGGGCTTCATGCCGAGCATTTCTTAGTGCCGTTAAAATATCGGGCTGCGACAAATGGTAACAAAATTTCCCTTGCATTCAGATAGATGAAGCATGTGATTTATTGCTCATGGACTGGAGATAATAAAATGTCATATCAGCGGGAAGAATGTTTAGACTATCTTAAGCATTTTACAGACTGCGATGTGGTATGTATCTATAAGGATGATGTCGCATCTTATATTGTAGATGGATATCCGCTGCACCCCGGATATCAGTATTTGTCCGAAACGCAAAAGGCAGACTATCTGAGAGCCTATCTTATGCATGTTCATGGAGGAGGATATGCAGATATTAAAAGACCTTCTGGAAGTTGGAGGGGAGCCTTTAACGACTTAGAGGAGTCAGATGCGTGGATGAATGGCTATCCGGAACTGGAAGGTGGCGCAGTACCTTCCTGTGCGGATCTATGGCCTAGCCTTATTGGAAACGGTGGCTTTATTTGTAAACCGCAGACTCCGCTCACAGAAGCCTGGTATGCAGGAGTTACAGATTTGTTAAATAGAAAACTTGAACAATTGAAAGCACATCCAGCCATTCATCCTCAAGATTGTGCTGAAAAAAGCAGTTACCCTATCGAGTGGAATGAAATAGGGGGGCGAATATTTCACCCGATCAACTATAAATATAGGGAAAAAGTTCTTCGAACAGTTCCGATGCCAATATGTCGCGGATATAATTAGATTTATTGCATCTATATCCCCTCATCCGAATCAGGAAATGCGACAACCTTATCATCTTTGACACGCCCGAGATATTTGAACTTGAGATCATAGACCTTATCCTTGGGGCCCACATAGAGGCTGCGCCCATCAATCTCTCGCTTCCGCACCTTGATTTCTCTCACATTCTCTACAGGGAGTTCTTGGGCCGGATTCGGTATGAGCGCCACGGGTGAACCGGTGGGGGCCGCAATAGCTGCGACCTTTTTTGGTTGCCGCTTCTTTGGGGCTACAGGCGCGGCAACAGGCGCTACTACTTCTACAGGCGCTACTACTTCTACAGGCGCTACAACAGGAGCCTTCTTTGCCTTTGTCTTTCGCGCACCATTAGGCATTGGCTGCGGCTCAACCGGCGTAACACCCTCATATACAGCCGCGACAGCCTTCTTTGCCTTTGCCATCGTCGCCTCACTAATTGTACAACCGGATTCTATCTTTAAACGGTACCATGCGCCGTCATAGAGCCGACTCCAAAATGGAATCGGCTCCGTGATGCGACCCATCAGATAGGAAGGAAGCATGCCCTTAATAGTGGTCCCTGTAATCTCTCGAACCTGGCTCTGTGTCTTCCTCTCTTTCGCATAACACGAATCACATAAATCCCCATTCTTTGCCATAGTCTCGCACCGAATCGGAATATGAAAGAGCCCTCCCTGCTCAAACTCCAGCATGTTCACGCCCTTTGGTGTGTCACGCACAAGGCGCCCAAGACACTGTGCGGCCGGCATTGTAATGAGCAGTGCGCACCCCGCGAAAATAAATTTTACACCCCCGTCGCCCTAAGCCCAAGTACAGCCATGGACCAGATTGATGATTCTAAGTACCCTATTGCGCGCAGCACCTATTCTGTTTCAAGCACTCTCTTCTGTACTGGTATCCTACTCTTTATCGGCGCCCCCCTCAACTATATGGTCGTTGGCAACGCAGAGCAAACCATGCTTATTACCGCCTACTCCTTCTTCTTCTTTCTGGCGAGCGGTCTTATTAGCGTCTGCGGCGCAGAGCTTCATGATACCGACTAACAGCTATCCGTGTAATAGACCCGCTTCAGCCCATATTCTTGAATACACTTCTCCAGAAATATGTCGCACCCATGACATGGCTTTGACCCAAGGAAGCGCTCATGACCATTTAGAGACTCATTCCGCGAGAAGCGCATAACAAACATATCACATCCTCGTAGTTGCGAGATATCGCCCAGCTCCTTCACCACACTTTTTTCCGCATGTAGCGACGATGTCGAAAACCCTGACCCCCTGCTCCGAGTTCCATAGCGATTCATTGCGCTAGCTATAACTCGTCCCCGCTTGATAAGTACCGCAAGATGGAGCTCAGCAGTATGTACAAAACGCTTATTGAATGTTTTTGGATCTTCCAGAAAGTGATCCAGAATACCGCGATGTGTTGCGTGAAGTTCTTCTGTCATTCGGGTGATACTTAGCGGGCCTGTAGTAAATACAAATTTTATGCTTTAGCCCCTACGCATAGGTGCTCACATGTTTACCGGGCCTATACACGGGCCCATCCGATAGCACGGCCTTCTTGTTTCCTCGGGCCCACCAGCGCCGCGCATAATCCCATTCGAATTTCACAGGCCACAAGGCCGCCTCCTCCGAAAACTCTCCCAGCCACAGATAATCCCGAACTCGGTTGATACTCGGCAGCAGCGAATACAGCGGCCACGCCTTCAACTTCTCCTTGTCCATCTCATACGCACTCCTTTTCACCTGCTCGGCCGTATCGGCCGCCGCATCAATCCTACAGACACGCTCGCCGCAATGAACGCGCTCGTGACCCACATCCAGCCAGTTCACCGTACCTTCATTATAAGTAAACTGGAGTTGGGTAATATCCGTGGTCTCCATCGCCGCAAATGCGTCATCCAAGAAAGTCGCGCGCGTCTCCCATGCCTCCTCCCAATGTATCCAGAAACGGCTGCCCGCAATAATATCGAGACACAGATTCATACTGGCTGCCTGGCCCTTCTGCGAGGCCCCCTTTTGAATACATTCCATCCACGGATAGCGCTCCTTCACCCGCCCACACCAATCTACAGTACTGTTCGGAGAGTATTCATTGATAATGACCCATCGCCCAATCCGAGAAAGAGTTGCGCGCGTATGATACCGTGCCAAAGAGTCCATGGCCGCGCAGAAGCGATCCCACCGGTCTCCTGCCTTGAAATCGAAAAAGGTCGTACAGGTAAATGTACAGTAGCGTAATGGTAGAATGTACAGTATATGATATACTAGAATGGCAAGTATAACACATACGATACTATATTTCACAATCTTCATCCCAGCTAATATAGGCTCAGAGTTCTTGCGGAAGGGTCCGTGGTCCCAGGCGACCACCTAGGCATCCAATAATACGGAACATTCGTATGAAGCGTCGATGTCCCAAACGCGTCGATGTAGCACATCTTATAATAGGCCTGCTCCGCCGTCTTGGCCCCCAAGGCCTCCATATCCTCCGCAGTCACCATCGCCCCTGCCATCTCTTTTGCCGACTCATACCACGACTTCTCGCCGCTCACACCGTCCGAAAAGGCCTCCTTGCGCCGCCAAAGAACCTTCGGGGGCAGTGTACCATCGTCAAACGCCTTTCGTAGGAGCCATTTCTCACATAGGCCACCCACAGTTGGGCGCCGAAACCATGTCGCAACCCCAAGCGCCGTCGCAACAAACTCCCTGTCGAGGTAGGGTGTCCTAGGCTCCAGCCCATTTGAGGAAATACTTCTGTCGGAACGGAGGACATCAAACATATGAATGTCGGTAAGCAGCCGCTTACACTCATCCTCATATGCTACCTCGGAAGGCGAGTTATAAAAATAGAGATAGGAGCCCCATACCTCGTCTGAGCCGTCTCCGTTGAAAATCACCTTGCAGTCGGATGTCTCCCGAATCTTCTTGGCCAGCAGAGTATTCGGCACGGAGGCGCGCACCGTCGTTGTGTCATAGGACTCGATGGCCCGAATCACATCTGGCACGGCCGCAAACAGCTCCTCGGCCGTAACGATGACCTCCGTATGGTTTGAACCAATGTGGTCAGCTACCATGCGCGCATGCCGTAAGTCGCTGCTCTCCGCCATCCCGATACTGAAGGTTTGGAGAGGAGGCCGCCCCTGCACCGCCAAATGCTTCGCCACAAGCGCAGCAATCAGACTACTGTCGAGGCCACCGCTTAAAAGGCAGGCGGGCACGCGCTGAGAATTCGCAACACGCTTCTCTACTGCGGCCACAAGGGCCGCCTTCACTGCGCCTGCGGCTTCCTTGGTGCCGCTATAATAGGGCTGCTTCACAGTCGGGATTTTATAATACGCCTTCGGCGCATCCACCTGAAGCTGCGCCCCCTGAATATGGATTACCTGGTAATGGCCCGGCGGAAATGGCTGGATATTATCACAAAAGGGAAGGAGCGCCTTAATCTCGGAGGCGAATACCGGCTGCGTCGTCTGACGGCAAATGCCCTTATAGAGTGGCCGCACACCATAGGGATCCCGAGCAACCACGATTTGCTGGCGACCCTCGTCGACTAACACCATCGCAAACACGCCATCAAGACTGTTAAAATACGCATCGAGAGAGATCCCAGAATGACAGAACTTCTCATACAGGCCGCCCAGTATCTCGCAGTCGGAGCCCGTGTCGGTGCGCAGGTCATGCTGCATGGCGAGATGCTCCCAGTTGTAAATTTCACCGTTACAAATCCATGTACGGTCCTCCTGCGTCATCGGCTGCATGGCGTACTCATTCAGTCCATTAATCGCCAGGCGCGTAAATCCGAGCGTCCCGTAGCCCTCAATGACCTTCACACACTGGCCCTCGGGCCCTCTCGGCTCGAGGGTATCCATTGCGCGCTTCAGTCGTGTAGCCTCCGCGACTCCGCGCGTGTAAAAAAAGATACCACACATTTCCTATAGAGAATATGTATGACATCTTTAGATTAGATGGACTCCAGCGACATCTTGAGAAAGAAGCAGGCGCAGACCGTCTACGGATTCTATAAGGCCACTGTCTTTAACAGCAGTGGTCTCAATACGGTCACGGCGGCTACATCGCCAAATCTGACCTTTACTAACCATGGGCTTCAGGTAGGCGATGATATCGTCTTTGGCCGAATTGGCGCTGGCGTAACATGGAGCGCGACTCCTGCGCTGAATACTCTCTATTATATCATAGCAGTAACCACAAATACATTCCAGTTTTCAGCAACTTCGGGAGGCAGCGCCATCACCTGGACAGGCACCTTCACAACATTTCCTACCTTCTATGGGTCCACCTCCTGTATTACGAACTCGCTCGCCTGTACCAGTCTTCAGGCCTGCGTAACCACCTTTCCGTCCTATGAAGAGCATCAACAGTTCATCACGGGCTCTCAGACCTGTAACTCTTGCTCGAATACTGGCTGCGGCTGCGCCTAATCTAAACGACTGTGAACACACCTATATAGAATGTCCAAGCTTCTTGATGGCCTCGGTTTTGTCGAGTTGCTGGACACCTTTGGTGATGATCTCACGGTTGTCAATGCTGCGCGTGTGAGTTTCGCAAAGGAGTCCGTGGCTCTCGAGCCGAAGGATGAGAAACTTATCAAGTATCTTGCGGATCACAATCATATTACGCCCTTTTTTCACCCACAGCTCCGGTTTCGTCTTAAGATGCCAATCTATGTGGCCCGCGAGTGGTTTCGTCACACGATTGGCTTTGCGCGCAATGAAGTCAGTCGCCGATATGTCGATGACAAGCCGGAATGCTACTTGCCGCCGCCGGAGTCGCTGAGGGAGCGGGACGCGAATAAGAAGCAGGGATCCAAGCCAACCCCTATTGAAAATGCGGAGGCGGTTCATCATATTATCAAGGCGTTCCAGGACCACGCTATTGTCACATACGAGTCTCTTCTTGAGCAAAAGGTGGCTCCCGAAGTGGCGCGTGGTGTTCTTCCGCAGTCAATGTATACGGAATTCATTGAGACAGGCAGTCTTTCTGCCTATGCGAGGCTGTGCGCTCTTCGTCTAGACCCGCACGCCCAGGCCGAGATTCAGGTCTATGCTGCGGCCCTGTCGAAGCTCATCCAGGAGCGCTTCCCCGCCTCGTGGCGTGCCCTAAACCATGTGGCTGTCGAATAGGATTCTCCAGTACTCTCGGAGCAACATGGGATGGAACGGCGCGGGCCCCTCGGGCACATCCAAGCTCTCTATATCCTCAGGACTATCAATCGCTAACAGCCCTAAAGAGGGATACTGTCTCAGCAACAACTGTGTATGTGCGTTATCTTGTACGATAGGCCATGTACCCTTTGCTAGACACTCCCATACCCGGTGCGTATCGAGCCCATTCCCCCGGGGACATACCATTGCTCGACACGAAGTGATAAACTCTAAATATTCGTCCTTTGGCATTTTGCTAGCCTTATAGAGTTTCGCACAGCTCAGACTCTCCGCCTCGGTCCGCCAGTCAAGCCGAATCTGGTGCGTGAGACCCCAATGCGGCAAACAAACCTCTATAGGTCTCTCAGCCCGACGAGAAATCGTTATCGGCGAGTCATCGTCCTTTTTACCACTGCGCCAAATACGATTCTCTTCTCCAAGCGGCACGCACCGAATACGCGGATGCCACCGGATAGAGTTTTCCGCCCAGACATACACGGCAGGATGCGACTCCAAAAACTGCGCAATGACCTTGTAGTCTACCGAGAAATCGCTGTTGTGAAAGACAATCAGTCGGAGTTGTGGCCACCGTTTCGAAAAGACATGATTGCTCGTAGAGCTGTCGCCGACCGGGTAGATAAAGAGACTCTGAGCTTCGAACACTTCCGCCGGCCAGGCTTCCTCTATAAGAAGTTGCCGCTCGGCCGGACATACTACATCCACCCATACATGCTCTTCAACTGCCTTGGCCCGATCCAAAACAGTATAGTCGCATAAACTCTGGAGAAACTCTCCTGTAACCGGAAGGATGGGGGCCGTAGGAATGGCTAGGCGCTGAACATCGTAGCTCCCGGGAGGACCTGAAGGAATCCACTCGAACTCCGGGGACAACTCTTCGAAGAGGAGCAAGTAGTTTTCCTCGGCGGCGCAAGTTGGCCGTGGACACCGAATCCGTGTTCCGGGGGCTTCGCGCAGCTGCGCGAGAATAGGAACTGGATCGGACTGGAAGGAAAGTTCAATAGACATCTAAACATCTTAGGAGGAATCCGTTTAGAATGTCCTCTATTCCGGATAAGCCAAAGGAGGAACGGGTAAAAGAGACGATTCGCCTTTTAAAGGGCCTAAAGGCCAATGGCCTCGGGGAGGCCAATAGCGGCTACCGGGAAATCAGGGATGTGATGACCAAGTGGGTAGAGGATGGCGAGGCAGTCGAGGCCCGGATAGACCTTTTTCGACAGAACCGTATTGCGCATGTTTCTTTACCGAAGAGTTCCGACAAGCCCGCAACGATTGCGCTGAAAGTTGTTCAGGAGAATGATTTGGATTAGGCCGCTGGCGCTTATGGCCGCTGGCGCTTATGGCCGCTGGCGCTTATGGCCGCTGGCGCTTATAGCCGAGTCTCTTCTCCTTCTTCAGAATGGCCTCCACCCGTGCTGGCCTGAAAACAGAAGGTGGTCTATATGAATCCATTGCGCGTGGAAACAAGGACACCTTCTTCTTTGAAGATAATCCCGAGAAGGCAATCAATCCATTTGAGAATCGCTATGACCGGATTCCTCCGAATCTGGAAGAACTTCGCCGGATTCCTCCTCTTAACGGAGCCGAGTTTGGCCGTAGTTGTGAATTCGAATTCGATACGGCGGGGGATATCTTTCTACGCCCGACAGTTCTCATAGACCTCCCTTCGTGGTATCCACCCTCTGCGGCCGCCCAGAACCCTTCCTCGCGCTTCACGGAACAAACAAGCGGAAATGCCTACGGCTACACAAATGGAATCGGATACTTCATGTTCCGGAAGATTCAGATTTTCCAAGATAAACTTCTGCTTCAGGAACTTACCGGCGACTCTCTGTTTGCGCTAAGGGCTGCGCGGGGCTCGCTGAACTCCGCCTATATGGAAAACACGCTGGCCGGGTTTAACAATGGCACCCTATCTTCTATTGCGGCGAATGCAACTCCGGCGCGGATTCGTCTGGAACTTCCCTTTATCGGAGGACGAAACGGCTTCCCGAGCATTGCAATGCGCAAGCAGACGTTCAAACTGCGACTGGAGATACGGCCGCTGGAGGAGCTGATTGAGTCCTCCGACCCGGCGGCCACGACGGCCCCGAAGCCGTGGGGCGCAACCTTTACGGATGGAACAAGCACCTTCGTCGCCCTGAATCGCACTCAGATGGCATCCCCTGTCCTTCAACTTGAAACTCGTCACAGTTATGTCGACGGTGAGACACAGCTCGCGCTCCGCTCTACTACACTGGAAATCCCGTATGCGCGTCCCTATGAAAACAGCTTTGTGATTAGTCCTGCTGAGTACGCACCTGTCGTGAAAGGGGTTGCAGCCTATATTACCCGTCGTGTAGATGCGCAGCATCCGGCTTCTCGCCTTATCTGGTATTCGCGTACACAGAATGATTTACGGGCAAATCGGCGTTGGAAATTCGAGGCAGATGTGTCAGGGGGCGAATATTATGTTTCACAGTCGCTGATTATTGCGTCAAGGGACCGAGAGACTTCGTTCACTCCGTATACTTGGAACTTTCTCACGCATCATGCAAAAGAGGATCGGGATCCTGGATATGGTATTGGAGAAATGTCGTGGGACCTTGGAGATATTCGGGGGCGCAGGGCGCCGTGGGATAGGCAGCCTGAAGGGACGATTAACTTCACTACAGCTGACCGGCCCACTCTCTATACATCGTTGAGCGCCGCACCGAATGATACGATTCTGGGGGCGCCGAGTACCGAAATGACTGCGCTTGTAGATACTTGGGGGCTGTATTCTATTGAGGCGGACCGTGGCGTGCTCAAATATGGCAACTAACATAAAGCCGATACTCTTAAAAGAGTATGAGTGGCAGCGGCACCACCTTTACAGATGCACAGTACCAGGCGGCGGCCGCCCAGTATATAGCATCCGGCACTTACCCGCCCTCATGGGGAAGTATGATTCAGGGGTTGAACACCTCGGGTTCTTCTGCACCGCCTACAACTGCAGATGTTCGCTTTCAACAGGCGGCTACGGCGGCTCAGACTGCGCAACAGAACTATCTTGCTGGAATACGCCAGTCCGGGCCAGTAAGTGGATCCACGAACTGGATTGTTGACGCAAACTCAAACGGGCAGGTATTCTATAGGGATGCTGTTTCTGGCCAAGTGATTCCTGTGCCGAACTGGTTGCGCGCGGGATCCATATATACGAACTCTATGACTGGTCAACAAACTGCTACCCCACCGCCTTTACCGTCGAGCGGTTCAGCATTACCCATTCCACAAACTAGCACGCCGTCACTGAATGATGTCAGCAACTATCTTACCGGATTACTGAGCAGATCAGGGCCTGTTGCTCAACTTACCTATGCGCAACTTGCGGCCCAAGCGGCCGCATCTGCTAATACAAAGTGGCTTTCACGCATTCGCCCCTATCTTTCGGCGGGGAGTACGGACCAAATGTTACCTGGTTCTGGATCTGGAAGCTATACCTATGGATCCGCCCCTGAACCACCCGCCCGCACATATCCGCGCACATCCGGATCCCAGTATACGGGATCCGGCGAAACGACGGATTGGATGTTTAAAGGCCAGGGATCCGGTGTAAATACTCCTATCACCACGGATGAGGCAAAAGGCATTCAAAAATCGACGGATATTGATGCTATTACATATTCTGCATCAATCAACGACGAGCCGCGCGCAAATGGCCCGATTACAACCCTGCTTGACCTTGTGAATCGAGACCAGCAAGAAAATGACCTTTTTCCTCTTCGCACAGAAGTCACGTGGTTTGCGCGTGACACGGAGAGAAGAACACTCTCTTTCACACCGATTATCCAAGAAATCGCCCTACGTGGTCCTGGGGCCTTTGGCCAGCGTTTCACCTTTGATCTCGGGTCTATTGTTGTGGGGGACCTCCTTCTTGGAACTGCTCTTCAAATAGAGCTTGACCATTGGCTCGACGCACAGACAGTGAATATGTATCAGGCAGGAAAGCTCGCCTACCCGCAGCAAAGCCGGCCCACGGCCTGGGAATACGCAAACAGCCTTGGAACCTCTATTATTCAACAGGCGGAGCTTGAAATCGACGGCAAGACGATTGAAACGATTGATGGCGATTTCATTCATGTGTTTGCGTGCCTGTTTCCGGACTATAATACGCAGGTGGGACTCGCCTACGACCATCTTGGCCAGGTCTCCATTCGGCGTCTCACCGACCCGCTGCGGCGCCCCTCGATATACCCTATAGAGAATGGAAATCTGAACTGTATTCTCCCCTTCTTTTTCATGCGGACTCGTCTGAAGGAGGCCCTGCCAATGATTGCGATTCGAGAGGGCCATGTGAAGATTAATATTACACTGAGACCCTTTAGTGAATGTGTGCGGCAAATGCGTGGCTATAGGGATACCTGTACCTCGGTGCCCCCACCCACCTCTATAGAACTACTTCCTTCTGGATCGAAATGGACATATGTTGATATCTTAAAATCTGGATCGTGGGATGTCCCTCCTCAATACAGTTTTACGATTGTCTTGGGCGGGGAAACATACGAATGGAACTTTAGTATAGAACTGCGGCGAGGAAACTGGGTGAGCCCCCTGCCTATTTTGAACTTTAGTGTAGCGAGTTCTTATTCGTGGACAGCAATTGGCTCATCTTGGGCTCCTTCCCCGCCTCCCTTCAATATTGCTTATCCAAGGGGGACTGATTGGTATTATTGGGATAATGCGCCACAGGCATGGCGGGGCGGAGGACTCTTCAAAGGCGCGCCACAGTTTAATTTGACCTATGGTAGTGCGGCGTGGGAATCAAAGGTCGGTGATTGGAGTGTCGCCGCACCCCCGTTTAAGGCTGTTCAACTTCTTGTCTATGGTGCCATTGTAGACGGGGCTTTTCGTAGAAAGATGTTGCGCGACCCGTTCGAGATTCTTCACCGGCAGGTTCAGACATTCTCTTTCGACGAGCCTATGAAGTACGCTGTAGGAAAGCGCGCAGATGCTGATACGATTCGCATCCAACTTCCTCTAGAGGCGAATCATCCGATTGAAGAGATTCTCTGGTTTGTTCGACGGAAGGGGGCTTCCATTAACAATGAGTGGACAAACTACAGTAGTCTTGTGGAGAGGGAGTGGAATACAAGAGCTCCCACACCCCTCCTACAGAATGCTATCCTACAGGTGAATGGGACTGTGATATGTGATGCTGAGGAGCAGTTTTACAGGGAACATGCGGCCTATGCGCACCGGGGCGGCTTTGCGGCCTTTTCACGCTTCATCTATGGATATTCGTTTGCGAAGACGCCGGGTGAACATCAACCGAGTGGATCTCTAAATGCTAGTCGTGTGAACTCTCTGCGTCTTGTGTTGGATGTGAAGCCGCCTGGAGGGGACCTGTGGGAAGTGAAAGTCTTCTGTATTGGGATGAACTGGCTGCGCTTCGAGAACGGGCTGGCGAATCCGATGTTTGAGGATTAAAAATTGAGGCGGGGTGGCCCTCGTAAAACACGCACTACAAACATGTCTGATACCCCTGTTGACCAAGTTCCTAAGTCGCGCATGGGTGACCGTACCCCGAGTGCGAGCGTGAGCTTGGTTGACTATGAGGATCTTTCGGGCGAGTTCCTTCAGAAGTCGTCTGAGAGTCCTACTGCGACTGAGCCTACTGCGACTGAGCCTACTGCGACTGAGCCTACTGCGACTCAACCACCTACAGAGAAGGATGTTGAGACGGAGTCCGAGTCCGAGGAGGAGAAGCTTGATGACTTTGACGCAAGCGCTGGGGTCGTTGAAATGGGCTCTATCCTTGTCTTAGGCGGCATGCTCCTGGCCAGCTTCGTCTACTTTCTGAATCAGCCAGTCATTATTGAGCATCCCCATACAGTGCGCGGCTACTTTTAATCTCTCTTCTTGCGTGTAGCCCCCTTCTTTTTAGCGAAAATCTTATCAAAATGATTTGTCGAGTAGCCGTATTGGAAGAGCATACTGGATCCAGGAATCTTCACCTTTGTATGGAGTTCAGGGTCAGTGATTCCCATCCAGGCTCTCGGGTAAAAATAGCGCATGGGAAATACATGGACGTCGGGGAACTTCTTTTTCAGGGCCAAGTACATCTTTGTAACATAGAGGGGTCCAACCGCCTTCCACGCCTCCTTTCCGGACACCTTCTTTGAATTCTCTACGATTCCCTCGAGAAGAGCTTTCAGGAATGGATGCCCTGCCTCTGCGCCAATCGTGCCATTGGCAACAAGGCGTCGTATCTTTCCCATACCCATCTTTCGTGTGCGAGCAGCGTCCAGATTCTCCCATGCGAAAAACATTCCCTTTGTATTCTTTTTCAGGAAACGGTCAAACTTTCCTGGCTTCATAACCACAGTGTCAGCGTCAATATAGACGCCACCGAACTTGTAGAGAATGAGGAGGCGGAGAATATCTGCGCGGCCGGCCAGTTCACCCCCAAAGGACTTGTATAAGGCCTTCAGCCCAGAAATCTCGTCCATATTGATATCCTTCACAGAATCATCGGTCCAGAGTTTATATTTATAATCATATTTTTTCGCAAACTCTTTTACAGTATCTATCCATTCTGTTGGGAGAGGATTATCTCCTATCCATATTTGATGTATGGTCTCCATCCTACCGTGTTGTGCTAAAAATAAGTACTCCCCCGAGGGGGTACTTATTTTAGCCTACAACACCACTGTAGGCAAGTAGCCACAAAGTTAAGTACCCTCTCGGGTGCTTAACTTTGGTACTTGGCGGTATAAGGTCATGCGAAAACAAGCGATATTTACACCTAAGGTTTCCCTCTAACCCCTAAAAAGAGATGGTAGCTGCACTCTTGCGAGTGGTCTACGGAGGCTTACAAGATTCCAAATTTATTTGTCAAAAGGGTCGGCCAAATATTAGCTTCTTTGTCAAGGCCTTTGTGCGCGCAGGGCGCTTCACAACGCAATGGGTGCGCCTAGATTTTGACACGCGCCCCACGCTCGGGACAACTGCGACTATCACTCTTCCGAACAAGGGTCAACTCCTTTCCCGCCTGTATCTCGTTACGAACATGCCGGATATTTCTGCGCCGCAGCAGACGGCTATGGCATGGTGTACAGCGAATGGTAAGACTTTTGCCGGGCCTACCTTTGGTTGGACAAACTCTGTAGGGCACGCCCTTTTACAGCAGGCGACTCTGGAAATCGGAGGCACGCGTGTAGAACAAATCGACGGACAACTTCTGGAGACCCTAGATGAATTCTACACGCCACTGGAAAAGGTGTCGCTGATGGATAAACTTCTCCCGAGAGATTCTAGCAACTTTCATCCGGGCCTGTTCGGCCGAGACACAGTTATCCAGGCCACGACGCCACTTCCTTTTTGGTTTAGCTGCGGTGATGCGGGCACCTTCCTTCCTATCGATGCGCTTCAGTCCGACCCGGTGAAGCTTCGCCTCAGCTTCGCAGCTCTCAATACTCTCTTTGTCAGCACGGCCCAGCAGTCTACGGCAATGTTAAAGACTACACCTGCCGGTGGCGAGGCCTATTTTCCTCTCGCAAGTTCACCCTTTTACTATGTGGACCAGACGGGTAGCGACATCTCCGGGCTTGCCGGAAATCCGGGGCAAACCACCCGGGTGTCGGTCGTGCCCGGCATCACAATGCCGACGGCGCAGCTGCTCCAGAATCTGGGGGATACTTATCTGATGGCCGAGTATGTTTACCTCGACCGCGCGGAGGCGAACAGATTTCGTCTGGCGGACATTCAGGTGCCGATACTACAGCATTACGCCTTTGACCCGGTCGATACAGTTGGTGGGCTAACGGCGAACTGTTATTTGAGGGTACCGAATCCGACGCGGAACCTCTTTTTCTATGCGCAGCGTTATGAGGCGCCGATGTTTAATGCGCCGCATTTGGCGACGGGGGATTTATCGGGGGATGATGCGCCTATTGCGCCCTGGTGGCCGAATGCGTCGCAGATTGGGACGCGCGTCTACTCGGAATTCACGCCTGGATATGTGTATAGAGATTCGGAACCCATTTCGGAGGTTCAGCTCGTCTATGAAGGGTCTTTGTATCGGTATGTGACAGGGTCGCCGTCTATTTTCCGGAGCCTGATACCTGGCTTAGAAATGCGAAAGACCCCGTGGCTTCATCGCTACATGTACAATCTGCCGTTTGCGTTTCAATCGGGGCTGCTGGCGCCGAGTCAGCATTGCGGGGAGGCGAATCTCGATAAAATCGTAAATATTAATCTGCGGCTGGGTCTCAAACCCTTTCCAGGGACCAATACGGTGCCGCGCTATCTTATTCATGTCTGGGCGGAGACCTACAATATTTTCAGAGTGTATGGTGCGCGTGGCGGTATGATGTTTGCGTATTAAAATATGTAGTTAAATAAAATGGACGGCGAACCAGAGAACATGTGCCGCATTTGTATGATTGAACTAAATGATGAAGAGCCTTACTCGGTACTATGTAAGGGAGATGGATGGAAACACATATATCACGACAAATGTATAAATGCATGGTTTGAAACGGCAATATCTAAGAAGGGAGGCATCTTTAGATGTCCAACCTGCAGTCGCGATATACAGGATTTAGTAAATATTGAGCAAGTTCAAGCACTACCTCTTATTGCATGGCCGAATGTAGTATTAACTATTAACGCTACTTCCGCTATTATCACTGGCGAAATTTTACGAAAAATATACCTTGCACATATGGATATGTTTGCATACCGGCGCGCATTTCCAGATGGTGTGCCAGATGGGGAAGCCGTTCCAGCTGGTTGGGCGGAAATGGTAGTGCGGCCAGATTGGAGAAATACATATATATTTTCTGCGACGCTTGCGATGACTATTATATTTAACTATGTAGTGATGTATTTACGAAGGAAGAGTAAAATGAGTAGGACTGCGAAAATAAAGCCTGGATTACGCGGTGGATCAAATGATAATACATTATGTATAAATGATTCTTGCTATCCTATTGATCCTGAACTAGTCACTATATTGACCGAGGCGCTATTGAATATTAAACTTATGGTAGAGAAAGAGGATTCACCTACAAATATAAGTAATAGTATTCATTATAATCAAAAGAAACATCTGAGAACTACTAGACGCTATCGAACTACTAGACGCAATCGGAATCGGAATCGAACTACATTAAGAAATGCGCTTGCATATTAAAAATTGATGTTACGCTGCGCAGCAAATGCCAACATACACTATGCAGACTACCCTCACATACCTGGAAGCCCCTACCGATTCAGCCACCTCTGTATCTTTGAAGATTCAGGTGCCTGCATCCGACACACGCACGCCGTCCCATTTCATTGCGCTTCTCGACATCAGCGACTCAATGAATCAGGATGACAAGCTCCAGCACGCGAAACACTGTATGACCCTCCTGTTGAAATTCATGAGCCCCCTCGATGAGATTTCTATCGTGACCTTTGGCGAGAGCAGCCAGATTCTTGTGAATCGGGTCAAGACGGTGGAGTCCGAGCTGCCTCGCATTCAGCGTGCTATTGAGAGCATTAAGACGGATTTATATACGAATCTGTCGGCGGGCCTCGGGTCAGTGCGAGAGGTGCTGGAGGGTGCGCGCGACTCGCCCTTGAAGACTGGCCTGCTTCTTCTGACGGATGGGCATGCGAATACGGGCGCCTTTAGTTCGCGGGAGCTGACGGCCATTGTAAAGCGCCTTGTTGAGCTGTTTCCGACTCTCTCCTATTCCTTTCTTGCCTATGGGACGGACCACAATGCGGAGCTGCTAAAGACTCTTTCGGATGAGACACGCGGCACCTACAGTATTGTGGAGAGCCTAGAATCTGCGGCACTAGCAACGGGGAATGCGCTCGGCGGAATCATCTCCTGTGTTGCGCAGAATGTGGTTGTAGAGGTCCCGAAGGGCACGAAGATCGAGGGCCCCTATAAGCTGGTTGACGACCGTATTATTCTGGGCGACCTGTATGCGGATTCGAAGGTGTTTCTGCTTCTCAAGAAGAAGCCTGGGCCCTGCTTTCTCGCCGGCGCTACTCTTCCTCTTTTGGAACCCTTTCGTACGGAGATTCCTGAGGAATGTGCCGCGACCTTTGAGCGAAATGCCGAGGTGGAGCTGACCCGACTCCGATACACGTGTTCGGACCTCTTCAGAGATATTCGGCGGGCGGTGCTCAGTGGGGATGCTCGTCGCCGCATTCTGGCTGATATTGCGGCGTTCAAGGAGAAGTTGGCGGATGCCTTTCTGGCGGGCAATCCCATTACAGCCATGTTGAATGGCGAGGTGGAATCGATGGAGGCGGCGATTGGAGAGATTGACGATAATGGTGGGACGACGCCGAGCGTGCTGTTCTCTCATCTGGTCCAGCACGAGGCCTTCTCATCTTCTGGCGGTGGTGTTACGAATCCGATTCGGCGGCGTAATGCGCGCGTGAACTGGCGTGATGAGAATGATGACCCTCGGACATATTCTGTGGCGAGCCAGGGCGTTCAGAGCCCTATGGTGCCAGGCATTCAACGCCGAACTGCGGCGGCTATGCGGATGCTGTCGCAGGAGCAGTGAGTTCCCGTAAAATTGATATCATTTTTACCCTGCTAAACCCTACGGCCCCCATGAGAATACAGCGCTTGCGCAGCGACCACGCCCGATCCGTGCGAGACATCTGGGAGGATTCCTTTCTTCGAGAAAAGTTCACGGTCAAGAAGGATTTCGCATCTTCTTGGCGCAACAGGTCGCGTGAAGAAAGTATCGGCATCTTTGAGCAAGAAGAGCTTGTAGGGTTCGCCATTGTTTCCTTTTGTAAAAGAAATATGGGGAATCGCTATGTTGATTATATTGCCGTCCATTCCAAGTACAGAGGCTGTGGCTATGGAGACTGTCTTATGGAGCATTTGCTGGCCAAGACACGCCTAACAAGAACAGGAATACATCTATACCCTTTAAAGCATGTCGTGCCATGGTACAAGAAGCACGGCTTCTATTGGACTACGGACGAGTATATGAATGCGCAGAAACTTACCAGAACCAGCCGCGTCTTGTAGGCTCATGCTTCAGCCTGGTGAGTTCTTCATCTATAATATTCTTCTGCTCATTCGCAAATTTTTCAATATCTTTCACAGCGGCTTGTGCGACATCCAGGGCGCGCTCCTTCTTCAAGCCGGCAGCCTTGTAATCTCTTCTAGTGAGGGCGCGCACAAGTGCCGCCTCTTGCTGCTGCTTCTTAGTGTATCCTTCTAGGCGCGCTCTATTTCTATTGCGTTCATCGCCTCCACGCATTTTTCTGCGCCGTGTCCCAGCCATTCTAGCATTGGCTACGATAAAATTGTTATCGCGCGCAAGGTATAGGGTAGTACTTAAATGTCATCCGTACTTATCGTCGAATCGCCAGCGAAATGCTCGAAAATCCAGGGCTTTCTTGGCCCTGGCTGGAAGGTCATTGCGACAATGGGCCATATTCGGGCCCTGGATGATACCTTGGACGCAGTGGGCCTTGACAGGGATTTTGAACCGCGCTATCAGTTTCTGAAGGAGAAGTCGAAGGCCATCCAACAGATCAAAGATGTCTGTGCCAAAGGAACAACCGTCTATTTGGCGTCGGACGATGACCGAGAGGGCGAGGCGATTTCCTATTCGGTGGCTGTTCTCTTGAAGCTCGACCCTGCTACTACACCTCGCGCAGTGTTCCGGGAAATCACGAAGGATGCTGTTCTCAATGCGGTGAAGAATCCTCGTCGCCTTGACATGAATCGCGTGAATGCGCAGCAGGCCCGGGCTGTCCTTGACATGATGGTGGGATTCACAATCTCTCCTCTTTTGTGGAAGTATGTCGCACAGAGTCTCTCGGCCGGTAGGTGCCAGACTCCCGCGCTCAGGCTGCTCGCTGATAAAGAGAATGCTATCCGCGGCTTCACGGCGAGCACTACATGGAAGGTGAAGGGCAGTTGGAGTACCGGGGAAACAACCTTTGATGCGCACATGGTGGAGGAGCTCGAGGATAGAGAATCTGCTGAAAACTATTTGGAGAATTTGCGCGATGAGACGCTTGGCACAGTAAAAGAGTCGGTCACGGTACCAACGACGGAGTCTCCGCCGCGCCCGCTGATTACCAGCACCCTACAGCAAGAGGCTTCTGCGAGTATGGGCATTCAACCAACCTCTACAATGAAAATCGCCCAGCGTCTTTATGAGGCGGGACATATCACCTATATGCGCACGGACTCCGAAGTGCTGTGCGAGGAGGCGGTTACGGCTGCGCGCGCCTGGGTGACTGAGACCTTTGGTAAAGAGTATGTTGCTGTGGGGACGCCCCCGAAGAAGAAAACTGGAGCACAGGCCACCCGGAAGGACGCCGCGCCCCCGCCCCAGGAGGCGCATGAGCCTCGGAAGCAAGCTTCCTCCGCAAATCCGCCTCCCCAGGAGGCGCATGAAGCGATTCGCCCCACGCATTTTGAGGCCCGGATTCTGCCGGCGGATGAGGATTGGTCCGCGACGGACCGTAAGCTGTATACGCTGATTTGGAATCGCGCCACGCAGAGTGTTATGGCCGCCGCGAAGGGCGAGAAGCACACTGTGAAATTCGTGGCGTGGTCGGACCCTATGGAGTTTATCTGGTCGGCGGTATGGAAGCGGGAGTTGTTTGCGGGGTGGAAGAAGATTGGCGCGGCGGCGACGGATTTGGATACGGAGGATGTGGCGACGGAGGTGATGGCTGCGGAGGCTACATGGGCTGCTGCGACTTCCTTGACCGCCGATGATACAATCAACTGGCTGGCTCTTGAGGCTGCGCCGCATGACGCGCGCCCTCCCGCGCGTTTTACGGAGGCGACGCTGGTCCGAGAGCTGGAGAGAAAGGGGATTGGTCGTCCCTCGACCTTTGCCTCGCTCGTCAACACTCTACATACAAAGAACTATGTGGAGAAGCGGGATATGCCCGCAAAAGATGTTGAAATTGTGACACTGCGCATGACTCCTAGCGCCTGGCCTCTTACGGAGAAGAAGGAGACTAAGAAGGTCGGTGGCGAGAAGAATAAGGTGGTTCCGACGGCACTGGGCAACTCGGCGCTGGAGTTCTGCCTACGAGAATTTGAGCCCCTCTTTGCGTACGAATTCACCAAGAATATGGAGACGCGCCTTGATGGCATTGCGACGGGGGCCGAGCCGTGGAAGGTCCTCTGTCGCGATACATGGGCCACCTACAGTGAGAAGTACGCTACCCTGAAGGATGGGAAGTCGACGGTGGCTGCTGCGCCCTCAAGGGAGCGGATGTTCGAGGGTGGCATCAAGGCTGTACAGAGTAAGAAGGGGCCGCTACTTCTAAAGGAGGGCGCAACAAAGGAGGATGGCGCAATCTTCTACGGCTGGCCAGAAGGGATTACATTTCAAAAGATTACGGAGGCGGATGTGGCTGCGTTCATCAAAACGAAGCAGACGGGTGGGGCCTCGATTGGCACCTATGAGGGCGCCCCTATTCTGAAGAAGTCGGGGCCTTTCGGTACATATGCGCAATGCGGTGCTGTGAATGTCCCGTGGGCGCCTGAAGATACGGAGGAGACCCTACAGAAGAAATTCGAAGCAAAGAAACAGACTGTCAGCCATACGGTAGGTCCTTTTGAGATTCGCACAGGACAATACGGCATGTTCATGTTCAAACCGGCGCTTACAGGAAAGTCGAGAAAATTCGTCTCTATTCCTGCGGGTGTTGACCCGAAAACCTTGACGCAGGAGGCACTTGTAAAGATGTATCAGACGGATATTCAAGGAAAGGCGAGAGGCCAGGCCTTTCAGAAAAAACGGGAGGCTAAATAGGATGAATCGCGGTAAAACGCGAAAAAGCGCGAAGACAATATATGATCTTCCCGCATATGTTATAAATATGAATGAGCGCCCCGATAGATGGAAGCGCTTTACAGAACACAGTGCTCTTTTTCAGTTTAAGAATATTAAGAGATTCCCCGCCGTCAATGGAAAGCGCCTCAACTATAAGAGGGACCCCCGTATTTCATTGAAGACTCGCGTAAATATATCACGCAACTATCGGAGAAGCCACTATGAGATCGCAACTCTGGGCGCAATAGGATCTTCGATGAGTCATATTGGCATATGGAAGAAATTTATCGCATCTGGTGCGCCGATGTGTGTCGTGTTTGAAGATGATGTGATTCTCTCGGAAGTACAGATTCATGCAGTGAATAAGATTTTGCCGAATCTTCCTAAGGAGTGTGGAATCTGGATTTTGGGATGCTATTTGCCAAATCTCATTATTGACCCCATAGAAAAGTCAAAATGGTCTCAAGTATATAACTTTACTGCGGCTCATGCCTATATTGTTACAAGGGCCGCGGCAAAAAAGCTCTTAGAAGAGCCATATCCGGTTGAAATGCATATTGAATATTACATGACGAGCGCATCACTCATAAAGGATTTTAAGATACTACAGCATGCGGATGTTCATTTCGAATTCTTTCGCAAGGATGGGGCGCGGACAATTGATTCAAATACATCGCAGCATAAGAAGGCTGGCTGCCCTTCGTGCGATTTTCCGGATGACTATAAGCAACTCTATAAGGGTTTTACGCGTAAAACGAAGAATGGTATTAAGATTGCGGGAGTTATTAAGGGCGAGCAGCCGAAACGGATTTTAACCTATAAGAAGCCAGCAAATAGGAAGAATTCTGTGGATCCTTAGTAGGAATGAGCACAGTTAATCAACAGAATGATGATACTATAATACAATGGGGTCCCGGACTAGAGGAAGTGTTACGTAAAGAGGGCGAAGAATCCCAAAGTTTTTTTTGGATGCACAACCGCTCATCAGTCGCTGCAACTTTTAACAACGATGTCATAAATATTCCAAGTATCATTTTACAGACCCTTACTGGTTTTCTTTCTGCGACAGGCGGTATGGTACCACCGTTAGCACTGGGGGCCGTCTCTGTATTTACAGGAATCCTTTCCACGCTTCTGTCCTATTATAAATTCTCTGCGCGCGCAGAAGCCCATCGGATGTGTGCGCAACTCTATCTCAAAATCTATAAGAAGATTGAGATTGAATTGAGTCTTCCTATTGAGCAGAGAATGGCCCCTGTAAGGCTTTTGGAGGAAGTGCGTGATAAGCTTGCGCGTGTAGGCGAGGTTGCACCAGATATTCCTGAGGTTGTCTTAACCGAGTACAGGAAGAAGTTTCATGATGGAGAGGCTAAAAAACCTATTATTGCAAATGGACTTGATAAGATTTCTATCTATCACGCACCAGAGAAGGAGTCGCAAATGATTCGGGTTCTTACCATGCCTGGATCCACCCGTTAAACGAAATTACAGAGGCTCTCACCGTACTCTATGGATATCTTCGGGGCGGCTGCGGTAAATGTCGATATGTAGTGTATAAAACTAAATGAGTCAACGACTTTTACAATAATAGGGAGACTTTGAAATGCGAG